TGAAAAGATTGATTTTTGATAAGATCATGGGACCCAATGACAAACAATTATTTGTTTCAGGGGATTATGAAGCTTCCACAGATTGGCTCGATATTGAATGTACTAGGGCAGCACTTAGAGGGATGTGTTCCCAAGCTGCTTTTACAGATATTTACGAGACCGGTCTTATGGCTATCAACGAAGTGAAGATCCTTTATAAGGATTTCGATGATAGAAAGGACAAGGGTTGGGACAGGTTAAAGAAAACCTCTCTCCCAACCGATTTGGTAGATTTGGAGCAATTCTGGAATAGTGATTATATACTTTCACTTTTTCCTGAATCATGTCAACAAAGGAACGGACAACTAATGGGTTCACCTGTTAGTTTTCCTTTGTTGTGCTGTAGTAATTTGGCTATCGTAAGATGGGCCTTTGAGTTGTACTACAACATGAGCTTTAAGTTAGATGAATTACCAATTCAAGTTAACGGAGATGATATCGGATTTGCTGCTGAGCAGGGTGTGATAGATATTTGGTCTGAACTTGTTCAATTAACAGGTTTCAAGTTTTCAGTTGGAAAAAACTACGTAAGTAGCGATTTCATAATGATGAATTCCGAATTATTTTACTGTAGTCTTGAAAAAGAAGACAGTATATTCGGATTTCTAGAAAACGAAGGAACATGGAAAGTTGAAGAAAGTCAACCATATCTAAATTGTGGTCTTTTAAGAGGTGTAACAAAAGGTTCTACCGGTCAAACTGATATTTGGGAATCCAAACTTCAGAACTGGAATAAAATAGAACTTGATGTTACAACTCGTATAAGAGGACATGATGTTTCCTTTAACTCTTTAATTAAAGGATGTGCACAGCAGGACAGAATCGATTGTATCGCAGAAATCTTCATAAATGAAAGATTAGTTAGAGATGTCGTACCTTCATGGATTAATCCAGGGTTACCATTACATCTGAACGGGATGGGTCTTCCAAGTAAATATTGGAAGGGCAGTAAGGAAAGCAATATGATTGCTCTTATGACCGTTAAAAACCGCATCAAGCATCTTGATGGCTTTTTATACGAGAAACCCAGTTCATTAACTAATTTTTCTGTCAAGGAAATTATTGAGTTGCCAAAACTAACAAAAGAAATTTTGTTAGGTTATAGACAACAAGATAATATGAGAACCGTCCTTGAATTTGAAGAGAAAGCAATATATGAATATTCAGTTTATCAAAAACGAAATTTTCCACGAATGGACCATTCGGCTGATGAAAGAAGAAACAGAATACACAAATGTGGAGAAGATCGATTTAGTTTGGTGTTATCCAGCATCTTAGGAACCGTCGTAGACGGGGTGAAAGAAGCTGAACAAATAGAAAAAACTGAATTTATGGTCTTCGACACAGTGTTTGAATGAAAAGATCGATTCAAACACGGGGATTTGCGTGTCAAAATAACCGAATATTAAGCAAAGGCATTAAGCAAAGGCATTAAGCAAAGGTAGTAAGCAAAGGCAGCGTAAGCTGTAACGATGAAACTATAACGATGAAAATGTAACGATGAAAGTGTAACGATGAAAATATTCGATGGATTATTTTGACTGTCAGTGGTAAGAGAGTATTAGAGTGGACTATAGGTTGATGTTGTACATCAGTCCTTAACTGCTATCGCTCTTATCGAGACCGCACCGGGGAAGTGGAAAAATTACTTTGATAATTTATCCACTAGTTGATAGGGAAAGGTAACCAACTATGTGGTTCAGCTCCACGTTAAGCTATTGAAGTAATTCAATAGCTTCCCGTGGAGACGAATCATATAGTAGGTCATTCCTATCATTTTATATAAGGGTTTTACTAACAAAGACTCCAGTCACTATTTTGACTTGGGAATTGCATTGTTGTAATTGAGACTGTCGATTTATCCTCGCAAGGGTAAAGGCAGAAACCTAAACTTATATAACCTAGTTTAATGAGTAAATTATGATTATGTTAATAACTTTGATGATATCAAAACACGGTGTGTTCTACCTTATAGGTAGAGCATGCGTGACCAGGATTCCATTCAGTGATGAATGTTGGAAAGATGGTTTCGAATCTGTTATTAAATAATTTTCATGAATTATCTACTAAAC